TGTTCTATTCTTTTCTCTCTATCTTTTAACATTGGAAAATAGGGTAAAAATTGTCGTTGATCTAATAATTCACATAATTTATAAACAGTATAATAATAATTTAAAAAATTAACTCTTTCTTCAGGACAAAATTTAGAATAAGGTTCTTGAATAGAAGAAAAAAGATTACATAAAGTTTCTTCTAATTCAGGTGACATAATAGGTGGACGAATGCCTAATTTATCTTTAATAAAAGGAATATGTTCATAATATTTATTATAACCTAATTTTTTTAATATTTCTTTAGCTTTTTTATTTGTAATTTGAGATAATTCAATTCTTTCTTTTTTAATTTGTGCTCTTATATTTTCAAGAACTTCATCAGGTATTTGTGTAGTTTCTTTAGCTTGAAATTGAGCTAAAATCTCTCTAAAATGATTAATTCTTTTATATGCATAAAAACATACTTCTTTAGGAGGTTCTTTATAAGAAGGTTTTTCATTTTCTATTAAAAATTTAACATTATTAGAACAAAAATTACAGACAAGAATACCTTCATAATCAATAGGGATTAATTCACCATTTTTGCATTTATTACAAATATCAGTAGGAAAAATATAATTATCTTGATCAATATAGTTATTATTAATATTTTTAAAATATTTTTGAGTACTTGTAAGAATATTTTGATCCTCAATTTGTTTATTATCTTCAATATTAAAAAAATTATTTAATGATTTAATTTTTTCATTGTTTATACCATTAGATATATTTTTTTTATTTTCAAAATAATTAAAAACATGTTGAATATTATCAAGATAATATTCTTTTTTTTTATTTTTTAATAAAAGTTTTTCTTTTTTTAAATTTTTAATATTTTCTTCTAATTCTAATTTTCTCTCAATATTAATATTATTTTTTTCTAATTCAAATCTTAAATTTTTAATATCCCTATTAAGTTTAGGAATTTCTACCATATCATTATTATAAAAAGTATTTAAAAACTCTTTATGTTTACTATCTAATGTTTCATTTTTAGATTCGTCTATTAGTATTTTTTTAGAATTTTTTGGTTTAAATGTAGGCATTATTTATATATTATAAATGAATTTTTAATTAAAAATTTTAAAAATGTAATAATTTAATTAAAAATTTATCTATAATATATTTAAAATATAATATAATTTTTACCATAATAGTATACATTATGGTAATATAATTATTAAAAATAAAATATAAATAATGAATATAAGTTAAAATTTAATAAATTAAATTAATTAAATTAATTATTTAAATTTTTTTTTCTTTAGCAATATTATAACAAAATGGGTGGAGGCTTAATGCAACTAGTTGCCTATGGTGCTCAAGATGTTTACCTTACTGGTAACCCTCAAATTACCTTTTGGAAAGTAACATACCGCAGATATACTAATTTTGCCATGGAATCTATTGAACAAACATTCAATGGACAGGCTGATTTTGGACGTCGTGTAACTTGCACAATTAGCCGCAATGGCGATTTAGCTTTTAGAACATATTTACAGGTAACTCTTCCTGAAATTAATCAGACTATGAGAAATCAGCCAGCTCTTACTGGCACTGGCCAAAAATATTGGCAAAATGAAGTTTACGCTAGATGGCTTGATTTCCCTGGTGAGCAATTAATCTCCCAGGTTGAAGTCGAAATTGGTGGTCAGCGTATTGATCGTCAGTATGGTGACTGGATGCACATCTGGAATCAGTTAACTCTTACTGCTGAACAGGAACGTGGTTACTACAAAATGATTGGTAACACAACCCAGTTAACTTTCATCACTGATCCTTCTTTCTCTGATATTGATGGTCCTTGTGACTCTAATGCTCCTCGCCAGGTTTGCACACCTCGTAATGCTCTCCCAGAAACAACTTTATATGTTCCTTTCCTTTTCTGGTATTGCCGCAATCCAGGTTTAGCTCTTCCTTTAATTGCTCTTCAGTATCATGAAGTTAAAATTAACCTTGACATTAGACCAATTGATGAATGCTTATGGGCTGTTTCTACATTAAATGATTGCGCACCTGGACAAAGTGTTAAAGTTACAACTGCATACAATCAGTCTTTAGTTGCTGCTTCGCTCTATGTTGACTATGTTTTCTTAGACACTGATGAACGTAGACGTATGGCGCAGAATCCTCATGAGTATTTAATTGAACAGCTTCAGTTTACAGGTGATGAATCGGTTGGTTCTTCCTCGAATAAAATTAAACTTAACTTCAATCACCCTTGCAAAGAATTAATCTGGGTTGTTCAGCCTGATGCGAATGTTGATTATTGCTCATCGCTCCTTTGCAATGAACTTCTTAATAAAATTTTAGGTGCTCAGCCTTTCAATTACACTGATGCAGTTGATGCTTTACCTAATGCTGTTCATTCTTTCGGTGGCCCTAACTCTGTTGCTGGCGGTGCCCCCGGAAATCCACTACAATCGAATGCTTTCATTGGAACTGATGGTCTCTTTGTTGACCCTGGTGCGGAAGATGTAACTGGTGCTTGGTTATGGAATAATATTCCATCAGGTGTCATGGGTGAGGATGGTGCCTATTCTATTGGAAGATATGGTCATACTCCACAAGAGCCTGATCAATCTACAGTATCGGATGCTGGAACCTTTGTTCTTACTGAAACTTCTTTAAATCTTCACTGCTGGGGTGAAAATCCTGTAGTTACAGCAAAACTTCAGCTCAATGGTCAAGACAGATTCTCTGAACGTGAAGGTAGCTACTTCGATCTTGTTCAACCATACCAGGCGCACACTCGTAATCCTGATACAGGTATTAATGTATATTCGTTTGCTCTTCGCCCTGAAGAACATCAGCCATCTGGAACTTGCAATTTCTCGCGCATTGACAATGCTACTCTTCAGCTTGTTCTTTCCAATGCAACAGTTGAAGGAACTTCCACTGCTAAAGTAAGAGTTTATGCTACTAATTACAATGTTCTTCGTATCATGAGTGGTATGGGTGGTCTCGCCTATAGTAATTAAGTATTTTAATATAATATTTTATTTATATAAATTAAAAAAAAATTAATTTATATAATATGTATTAAATATGTATTAATTAATTTATTGTAAAGCAACAGCTTGTTGATGTGCATTATCAGGATTTAATAAATTTTTAATAATAGTATTAGTTGTTAAATTATATGCTGTATTACCATCTCTATTTTGTTTAAATTTATCAGCGCCTTTAGATAATAGATACTCAACAATTCTATAATTATTTGATTCAGCAGCTTGATGAAGTAAAGTCCAACGTCTAGAAGATCCTCCTTCAACATTAATTAAATCAGGTGTTTCTCGAAGCATAGCTTCAACAACATCCCATTGTCTATTTTTACCTGCATCTAAAATTTGATGTTGTTTCCATTCTGGAATATTATTAATTGGTGAAGGTGGATGTGGTTGTGATCGAACTGAATGTGATCTAGTAGGAATTAAAGGAGTATTTTGATTAGTATGAATATTGGAATTTGCAGGAATTCGAGTTACTCTAGGAGGAGATAATGAACTATTTGTAGTTGGTTGAGATGCTTGTCGTTCAGCTCTCATAAATCCAGTTTCTTGTCCAGAACGTGTTCTAACTGCAGAACAAGCAGCTGCTCTATAAACTGCTTGGACTTCATCATGTCCTTCACTATAATTAATAGCTCTATCAGAAGAAATTCCCATAGATGCTGCTTCTAAAATAGCATCTTGATTGGCAGCTAAATATGATACTTTAATATTATAATTTTCTTCAGCAACTTTAATTAATTCTTTAATAGAAGAACGATTCCAACGATTACTAGCATTTTCATATCCATCAGTTACAATATAAATACAACATGATTCAAATGCTTCTGAATCTAATTCTTTTTCATCAATATATTTTTTAATTGTATCTCCCATTGCATCAAGTAATGCAGTTTGACCTCTTGGAATAAAATCACTAACTAAAAATTCTGGAATATTTTCAATAGACATAGAATCCCAATGAGTCACTTGTTCATGATCAAATAATTTAAGAGTAACTTTAATATCATCATTTTCATTTTTTGAAGATAATAGTTCTTGAATACAAGTATTAATTCCTCCAGATGTATCTACTTCTTTGCCTCGCATAGAACCAGAACGATCTGCTACAATTGCAATTGATTGCTTACTCATTTTTTATTATTATTTTTAATTATATTTAATATTTAAATCAATTTTTTTTTTTATTAAAAATATAATTAAAAAAATTTAATTATTATGTGTTTGTAAATTATTATCAATACTTGGAGCAACACCTGTTGTTTGTCCTGTAACTCCATGCTCTACTAAATCTAAACTAGTTCCTTCAAGTAAACTACATCCTAAACCAATTAATTGGGCTTTCATATCAGGCACTCTAGTTGTACAATCTACAGGTGCTTCAGCAGCAGAAGTAGCTTGTTGTTCAGCCATAGCAGGAACTTCTTCTGCAACTGATTTTGCAAATACACTTTCTATTTTTTTTGCAGCAGATTTTGCAAGTTTACTACCATATTCTCTTGGGCCTGTTCTTATAAATTCACCCCATTCATCCATAGCAGCCAAACCACCTTGTTTAATTCCAGAAGAACTAGCTAAAGCACTTGTTCCCATATAAGTTCCATCATATGCATCATAGTCAGCACCGCCATTTTGATAATATTTTTTATTTTTTGTATATTTTTTATTTTTTGTATATTTTTTATTTTTTGTATATTTTTTATTTTTTGTATATTTTTTATTTTTTGTATATTTTTTATTTTTTGTATATTTTTTATTTTTTG